GCGAATTCCAAGATGAAGACGGCAACTTAAAAGCACCAAAAACACAAGTAGTTGCGGCACTTACACAAAAAGCAAAAACAATGCCTTTCCCAGATAGTTACGAATATGAAATGGCGGCACAAATGGCGGTAGATGATTTCGATGATGCAGGTCAAAGAAATCCAGACATGGACATGAGTTCAGAACAACCTACAGATGAAGGCAATGCGTTTGCACAAGCAGTGCAACAAGCTAAATCTTCAGGCATGAAAAAAGGCGACAAATTTAAAGTTGGTGATGAAGAACACACGTTAAGAGACAGCGATTTTGAAGGGGAGAGCACACTAGATATGAAAACAGAAAAAACAGAAGGTAAAGTACCAGCAGGCTTAAAAGCATACCAAGATAAAAAAGCAGGCAAAGAAGAGAAAAAAGAAACTGTAAAAGAAGCAATACAAATATCAACTGATTCTCCACAAGAAGCAAGTATGATGATGCAAATTTTAAAATTAGCAGGTGTTAAACCTGTTGATGATGCTATGATTGGTGCAGAGCCAGAACATGATCACGAACACACTCACGGAGATGACAACGAAGCTTGTGGACCATCTTGTGCAGATCACGGTTGCGATTGTGAACACGGTAAAGCAGGTCAAGACGATGCAATGGGTTCACAAGAGATGGGCAGAATGAGAGACATGATGACTGCTCCTGAAGAAGAAAAACAAGAAGAAACTTTCGACAACGAACCAGATGTAAAAGTACAAGACATAGACACGTTAGTAAATTTACACTCAGGTGGAATGAACAGAAAGAAAAGCCAGTACTCAAAAGCACAAGACGGCGACAATGCAATGGCAGTAGCTAAAGAAGATACTGTTACAGCAGAAGATTTAGCAAACAGTCTTAGAGCACAGTATGAAGGCTTCAAAGAATCATATCAAAAAGCGGCGAAAGTTGCAGAAGCAAAACCAGACTTCTTAGATATGGACAAAGATGGCGATAAAAAAGAACCAATGAAAAAAGCCATCAAAGACAAAGAAGCAAAGTAATACTTTTCCAAGCATCTAAACAGCGTTAAATACTATACCATGGCGTATGTATCACTAGATAGCGATCAAATTAAGAAAGCTAACAAGAAACACAAATACACTAAAGAACAAGTGTTACAACTTGAACAGTGTATGGACGAAAAAGCAGGTCCTTTGTTCTTTATGAAAACTTTCATGAAGATACAGCACCCAGTAAAAGGGTCGATACCTTTTAATCCATTTCCATATCAAGAGAGACTAATTGCAAGTTATAATGATCATAGATTTTCAATAGCTATGCTACCTAGACAGACAGGTAAAACAACCTGTGCTTCAGGCTTCCTTATTTGGTATGCTATGTTTAGACCGGATTCACAGATACTAATTGCGGCACACAAATACGCAGGTGCATCAGACATCATGTCAAGGGTGCGTTATGCTTATGAGATGTTGCCCAGTTGGATCAAAGCAGGTGTAACACAGTACAACAGAAACAGTATAGAATTTGACAACGGTTCAAAAATATCAGCAACCACAACAACAGAGAACACAGGACGGGGTATGTCACTTACACTAGTTTATTGTGATGAGTTTGCATTCGTACAACCACCTGAGAAAGCCAAAGAGTTTTGGACATCACTATCACCTACCCTATCAACTGGTGGTAAGTGTATGATAACAAGCACACCTAACTCAGATGAAGATCAGTTTGCATTAATTTGGAAAGAGGCCAACAAAAGATTTGATGAATATGGCAACGACAAAGAAGTAGGAACAAACGGCTTCTATGCCATGAAAGCACATTGGTCAGAACACCCAGACAGAGACCAAGTATGGGCTGATGCAGAGAAGGCAAGGATAGGTGATGAGAGATTTAGAAGGGAACACGAATGTGAATTCTTAATCTATGATGAGACTTTGATTAATAGTACACACCTAGTAGACATGGAAGCAACTGCACCTGTAGAAACAACCGGACAAGTACGTTGGTTTAAAAAGCCTACGCCAGGAATGACATATATGGTATCACTAGATCCTGCTATGGGAACAGGTGGTGATTATGCCGCAATACAAGTTTTTGAATTGCCAACATTTGATCAAGTAGGAGAATGGCATCATAATACAACACCCATGAATCAACAAGTTAGAATTTTACAAGGTATTACTAAACATCTATATGATTCAATGATGGAACAAGATGCTAGTGCTACCCCACAAATATTTTACAGTATGGAAAACAACTCTATAGGTGAAGCGGCTCTATTAAGAGTTATGGATATAGGTGAAGAAAATATACAAGGTATGTTCTTATCCGAACCTATAAGAAAAGGACATAGAAGAAAATTTAGAAGAGGATTTAACACAACAGCAAAACACAAAATAGATGCTTGTACTAAATTCAAAGAATTAGTAGAAGGCGGAAAAATGAAAATTAGTTCACAATTATTAATATCAGAATTAAAGGACTTTGTTGCAAGTGGATTAAGCTTCAAAGCTAAACCTGGACAGCACGACGACCTTGTTAGTTCTTGTTTATTAATGACACGTATGATAAAAGTACTTGCAGATTTTGATCCTAAAATATTTGAAAAATGGACAGACAGAACATCAGAGCTAACACCAATGCCAATCTTTGGTTCATTCAACTAATAACTGGTGCCTGTGTGCTACATAGAGTGCTGTGTATTGGTGGTAAAAACAACTTTAGTCATGTGTGCCGTTCAACAAAAAGACGTATAAATAACACTATATGAACCCAAAAAACTCAGAAGATTTATTCAATAAAATTAGATCGCAGTTCACTAACATTAGACTAGGCGACGAAAGCGGTGCCGCAACAGCAGATCCAAGCAGTGCTGTATTTTTTGAATTTGAGTTTAGAGAAGACGCAGACACATTTGGGTCAGTTAGTGTATCAATAGCAGAAGACGGTACCATGAAAGTATTTTATAACCGTAATTTAGTGGACAAAATTGACGAAGACAGCAAAGACGAATGGTATGCATTCCTTAAAGAGCTTAAAGACTTTGCAGTAGAGCACCAATTAAGCTTCGATGTACGTGATATTACTAAAAGTAACCTAACAAAACAGGATTACAAGAATATCGCAGACACTAATCAAACGGTAAATAACGATGAGATGTCAGAAGAACTAAAAATAATTACAAAATTAGCAGGTGTCGATAAGGCGCCAGTTGCAGAAGGACTTTCGGGTACTTCTAAAAGCTCATTTGAGAACCTAGAAAAAACAAGATTAATAATTAGACACAAAGGCAAAGTTGACGAAACTGTGCCAGGTGCAAGATCAAGACAGATACAATCATTATACATTGAAAACGAAGATGGTGAAAGATTCAAATATCCAATGACACACCTAGCAGGTGCAAGAGCTATGCAGAGACACGTGTCAAATGGCGGAAGACCACATGATGAATTTGGACAACACATTGTTGCAACTTCAGAAGACATAGCAAAATTAAATTCATTCTCAAGATACGTTACTAACAAAGATCAATTGAACGATAACGCTGGTGATATTATTGAGCAAACTAAAATGAAATTAGAAAACCTAAGAGGCTACATGAGAAACATAGCTAAACAATCTCATTACGAATCAGCAAGTAAAGATTTTAAAACTAGCGACGAACAAGTATTAGACGATGAAACTGTAAACAAAATGAGAGAGAAATTCACAATGAAAAACTTAGATAGCAGAGTTGAAGATGCACTACCACTTATCAACAGAATCATGAGCGAACTAGAAGCACCTAAAGAAGAAGCACAAGTTAACGAATTAGATCCAGGTGATGAGCCAATTGATGCACCAGTACAACCAGATGTAGACCACGGTGCAGTTGTACAAGGTTATTTGACAGATCCAGAGAAAAAATTAATTTTAAGAAAAGATGATACAGCTGATAAAATGTTATCTGTAACAAAATTCAAAGACAAAAATACTATGCTAGGTTCAATACTTTCTGATATAGCATCAAGATTAATTTCAACACCAAAAGGTGAAGAAGACAGAGTGGCAAACTTTGCTTCTAGAGTAGCAGACGGAATAGAGCAAGAAGGTTCTGCTATGTTTAAGCCAGGTCCAGACTATAACAGCAATAAAAAAATTGCAGTACAGTTAGCAAAAAGATATTTAGATGACTACAAAAAAATGAAAGCTGATCCGTCATACGCAGACGAAGTGAGAAAAGACCCGCAAGACATAAACAAATTTAAAAACATTAAAGGCCAAGATTACGATAACAAAGGCAAAGCAAAAGAAGAAACAGCATTTGAATCATGGGCTGATGACGTTACAAACGAATACGTGAAGCCAACAGATTTAACTAACAAAGGTATGTTCAAAACTCAAGACAAAGACAAAGAAGAAAAAATGAACGTAACGAAAGCAGATCAAAAAGCAAACACACTAGCATACCAAAAAATGAAATCAGGTGATACTAGATATGCAGACAAGACTAACGAAGAATTTACTTTTGAAGATCTTAAACCTTTTATCGAACAGCATTTAAAAGATGGCGGAGATAAAGCTACTGCAATCGAAACAGCAATTGAAAAGTTTAACACAGAAGACAATGCTCCAGACATGGTCGTTAGAGATCCAGAAGATGAAGCAGAAGATAAAGAACAAGAAATAGCAAAAGACCAAGTTGATGCTGAAAAGATCAACACAGAATTAGATAGAATTAAGCAACTAGCTAATATCCAATAATAAAACTTCCATATTACCAATAATAGTAGTAGACAACTGATAAATATCAGTGTATATTATGTACTATATGTCTAATATACATTTAGGCAAACTAAGGCAAACTAAAACAAACATAGGCACAATAAGGAGGCTTACATTATGGCATCATTAGCTGAAATAAGAGCGAAGTTAAAATCTCAAGAAGTTAATCGCTCAACTTCACAAACAGGCGGAGACAACGCCATCTACCCACACTGGAATATAGCAGAAGGCTCAGAAGCAGTTGTTAGGTTCTTACCAGATAAGGACACAAACAATACTTTCTTCTGGACTGAAAGAAACATGATCAAATTACCTTTTGCAGGTATTAAAGGTCAAACTGATTCTAGACCAGTGCAAGTACAAGTACCTTGTATGGAGATGTACGGCAAGACTTGTCCAGTACTAACGGAAGTTAGACCATGGTTCAAAGATAAGAGCATGGAAGACATGGGCAGAAAATATTGGAAAAAGAAAAGTTATATTTTCCAAGGTTTTGTTACAACAAATCCACTAGCAGAGGACTCAACACCTGAGAATCCAGTCAGAAGATTTATAATTGGACCTCAGATCTTTAACATCATTAGAAGTGCATTGATGGATCCAGAGATGGAAGAAATGCCTACTGATTTGGTTAAAGGTGTTGATTTTAGAATTAACAAAACTACCAAAGGTGGTTATGCTGATTACTCAACATCAAAATGGTCAAGAAGAGAACGTGCATTAGATGAGGCAGAGAGAGCCGCAATCGAAACACATGGGTTACACAACCTAAGTGACTATAGACCAAAAGAGCCAACTGAAGCAGAAGTTAAAATAATTGCAGAATTATTTGCAAAATCTGTCGAAGGTGAAGCTTACGATCTTGAGCAGTATGGACAATACTTTAGACCAGCGGGAATGGCTTACCAACCTAAACCCCAAGTATCAGTTCCAACAGCAAGTCCAGTAGCGGCGGCACCAGTAACTGAAGCGGCACCAGTAAGTGCACCAGTAACTGCAACTGCACCTGTTACAGAATCTGTACCAGCACAACCAACAGCGGCGGCTACGGCGGCTCCTGCAGGTGATAGTGCCAAAAGAGCAGAGGACATCTTGAAACTAATAAGATCAAGACAAGCAAAATAATCTGACATTTTACCAAGGCCCTGATGTTGACGTTAGGGCCTTGATATGCTATTATAGGATATACAAAGGATAAAATTATGACGAAAGTATTTGACGCAACAAAGTTTAGAAAGAGTATTACAAAATCAATCCAAGGTTTAGGCATAGGGTTTAGTGATCCTACTGATTGGATCAGCACAGGAAATTATGCATTAAATTATTTAATGACAGGCGATTTCAACAAAGGAATTCCGCTAGGCAAAGTTACGGTATTTGCAGGAGAATCCGGAGCAGGTAAATCATACATAGCCGCAGGAAACATTATTAAGAATGCACAGGAGCAAGGTATATTTGTTATACTTGTTGACACAGAGAACGCATTGGATGAGAAATGGTTGCAGGCATTGAAAGTAGACACATCGGAAGAGAAACTTCTAAAATTAAGTATATCAATGATCGATGATGTAGCTAAAACTATTTCAGAGTTTATGAAAGGTTACAAAGAAGCACACGCAGATGATAAAGAAGGTGCACCTAAAGTACTATTTGTTATAGACAGTTTAGGCATGATGCTTACACCAACTGACGTTAATCAGTTTGAAGCGGGTGATATGAAAGGTGACCTAGGTAGAAAACCTAAGGCATTAACTGCACTTGTGAGAAACTGTGTTAACATGTTCGGTTCATGGAACGTAGGCCTTGTAGCAACAAATCACACTTACGCATCACAGGATATGTTTGACCCAGATGATAAGATATCAGGTGGACAGGGATTTATCTATGCAAGTTCAATAGTTATTGCAATGAAAAAACTTAAATTAAAAGAAGATCTTGATGGTAACAAAGTTACAGACGTAAGAGGTATTAGAGCGGCTTGTAAAGTTATGAAAACAAGATATGCTAAACCGTTTGAAGGTGTACAGGTTAAGATTCCATATGAAACAGGAATGAACCCGTACAGTGGACTAGTGGACCTATTTGAAAAGAAAGGTATACTTGTACAGACTGGAAACAGGCTAAAATACATTGACAAAGCAGGTAAAGAACATATCGACTTTAGAAAACAATGGATCGGTGATAAATTAGATATGCTAATGGCAGACTTTAAAGAATCCACAGATTTTGCTGATAAAGAAGATACAGACGCTCCTATTGAAGTAGAAGTAAAGCCAAAAGCAAAAACTAAAAAAGTAGAACCAATTAAGGAAGAAAAGGAATAGTATATGATAGATTTTGATCACGCTGATATTGAAAGATTGTGGAATTCTATCATCCATTACGTACCCGAGAGACAAAGATTAGACATGGCAATAGATTTCATTAAAAGTTTGGAAGACATTGGAGTAGATCATGACGTACTCAAAGGATCTGCAGAGCTTGATCCAAAACTTGAGGAAGCTGTCAACACTGTGTTCGAGGAAGAAGAATCTGATGACGTGGGTTACGGCGAGGATGAATGATAAACTGGTATAATGAAGTTAGCAGAAATTTATCTAAGATACCTGACTGTGTAGCATACTTTGATGCTGAACTACTAGAAGCAAGAAAGCAGTGTAAGATATACGGTAACTTGGAAAGAGCTAGTGCATCGTTACCTGGCATAGTTGAAGAAAGATTTAGTCAACTACAACAACTTGAAGCAATACTAGAATACCTAAACATAGAATTAAGAAGATTACGATCTAAAACTTTTAGGAAATTCCTAGAAAACTATAATAAATTATTAAGCAGTAGAGACGCAGAGAAGTATGTTGACGGTGAAGCTGACGTTGTTGACATGAGTAAAATAATTAACGACTTTGCATTAATACGTAATCAATGGTTAGGCATCACCAAAGGGTTAGATCAAAAACAATGGCAGATAACAAACATTGTTAAATTGAGAGTAGCAGGAATGGAAGATGCCGATATCTCATAATAGAATAATACTTACAGACGTAGACGGAGTACTGTTAGAATGGGAACACCATTTTACCAAGTGGATGCAACTACGATCATACTTTGACAAAAATGGAAATAGATTTTATCCATACAAGTCAGTGGACACATCGGAAGACGACTACGAAATGGCCAATAGATTTGGTGTTAGTAAAGATACCATTAGACAAGAAATCAGAGAATTTAATAGAAGTGCATGGATGGGAACACAACGCCCTATGTTAGAATCACAGACTTGGGTAAAGTTACTACATGCAGAGGGGTGGACCTTTGTACCAATCACATCACAAACATCAGATGTGCCAGCACAAGAGTTACGTAAAAAAAGATTAGGAGAACTATTCGGAGAACAAGTGTTTACCAATTACCACATACTAGGCACAGGAGCAGACAAAGACGGAGCATTAGCAGACTTCCATGACACCGGGCTGTATTGGGTCGAGGACAAGCCTAAGAACGCACTAGCAGGGCTCTCTTACGGTTTAAAGCCTATATTAATTGACCATCCATACAATAGAGATTTTAATCACCCAGATGTTATCCGTGTAAATAATTGGGAACAAATACATGAGATTTTGGTAAAATGAAAGTATACGTAGGTTGGGATTCGCGAGAAGATATATCATATCAGGTATGTGAGCACTCTATCAAACGTAGAGATTCATCAGCTGAAGTTATACCATTAAAACAAAATCAGATGCGAGAGCAAGGTATGTATACTAGAGAAATAGACAAATTAGCCACAACAGAATTTACATTTTCTAGATTCTTTGTTCCTTATCTTAATGACTACAAAGGTTGGGCTGTATTTTGTGATTGTGATTTCCTTTGGAAAATTCCAGCAAAAGAACTTGAACAATACTGCGATGATTCTAAAGCAGTTGTTTGTGTGCAACACGATTACACACCCGAAGAAGGATCTATCAAAATGGATGGACAGGTACAAACAGCATATCCAAGAAAAAATTGGAGCAGTATGGTACTGTGGAATTGCGGACATCCTAAGAATAAAATATTAACTCCCGAACTACTAAACAAAGAAACACCAAAATTCCTACATAGATTTAGTTGGCTAGATGACGAAGACATTGGGTCTCTACCTCACGAATACAATTGGCTAGTAGGTTGGTACAAAGAACCCAAAGACGGTAAGCCTAAGATACTGCACTACACAGAAGGTGGTCCGTGGTTCGATGGTTATAGAGATTGCGAGTATTCCGATGATTGGAAGAAAGAAGTAATCAATCTTTTCAGTGCGTAACCCACTATATTAATTCAAGATAAGTACAGTTATGAAACACATGAACAGAATGCTTCAGTGGATCGATGAACTAGGATTAATCGTAGTCCAATCTGAAATCAAACCATTCGGGCCCGGCACACGGAGATACATGGTTGGCAGACATGTTGAAGAACCTAAGCACAATGCATGGCAACTGCCAAGTGGTAAATGGGCGTCGACTCATGGTGTACAAGAATGGCTCACACCAGAACCACTAGATGGCCCAGCTTTAGAAAAATGGTTAACTGACTATGCAAATAAAAACTAATTTCTTAGGTACACTTGCTGAAATACCTAAAAAGATTGAGGGATGGAATCACACATTTCAATTAGCACTACCTTATATAAAAGGAAACGGAATTGGCATAGACGTTGGTTGCAGAGAAGGTGGATTTGCTAGGGAAATGGAAAAGTACTTTACACACATACATTGTTTTGATTTTCGAAATAAAAAAAATATGTTTGAAAAAAATGTAGTCGACATGAATAAATTTACGTATCATGTTTGCGGAATAGGAGATAAGAAAGGCACAACATTCACAACAAGCAATAAAGTAGGCAGAATTAAAGATCACGGCGATGTTGCTGTACCTATAAAAACAATAGACTCATTTAACTTTAAAAATGTTTGTTTTATAAAATACGACATCGAGGGATACGAATTCAAAGCACTAAAAGGTTCAGAACAAACTATTAAAAAGTGCGAGCCAGTTGTTGTAATAGAACAAAACAGAGGAAATACTCATGCACAGAAACTTTTAGAAAGTTGGGGGTACACGTGCAAAGGTATAGACAGTGTGTTTAATCAAGATTATATAATGGTGAAAGAAAATGTATAGAGAGATACCATTGCCCTCGGCAATAGCATTTGAACCTATCAACTTATGCAACGCAAAATGTTATTGTTGTCCATACACCACATTGAGTGAAGACAAAACATATCACGGTCAACTAATGACCAAAGAACAATTAGGTATGCTGTTACACGACTACGGTTCACTTATAAAAAAATACAAAGTAAAAGATTATGCGTGTGCTATTAGCCCATGGAGATACAGTGATCCACTAGTGCAACCTAATCTAGAGTACATCATGGAACTGTGTAATCACTATAAAATTAATGTTGGTATTACTACTAACGGTGTGTCATTCACTAAAAAACAGTGTGAAATTTTAAACAAATACAAACACCTAATAGGCAATGTTCATATGAGTGTTATTGGACATACCGCAGAAGAACTATGGGAATTTATGAAGATTAAAAAAGACAAGACACTGAAAAGTCTAAACTTTGTAAAAGAAAACTATCCAAAACTTTCAGAAAGGATTAGAATCGGTGTTAAACACAAAAATCAATCGGCCACTGCTAGTGCCTCAACGATCACCGAATATCAAAATGCAACACTAGGTAAAGTGAAGTCAAAAAGTAATTGGATTGAAAATAGAATGGGTGACGGAGATGGCGACTGGACCAAACCCTACAATGCTGTAATTGATGAGAACAACTACATGCAAGGATGTGCTATGGGCTCCGGACGTATACTAAGGAAGATGGAAGTGTTAGTGAGCGGACAAGCAGTTTTGTGTTGTGACGATGCAGAAGGAAAGACAGACTATGGAAACATTTTTGAAATCGGAATTGAGGGAGCATGGAAAAACATGCAAAAAGAACACGAAATAATATACGATAAAAAATATTCCAAAGAAAAAAAGAACTTGATCTGTAACACATGTTCTAGGGCCAAGTTCAACGATAAATGGACAAGTGATATGGAATCAAAACTACAGGCAGAACAACGAGATACTGTTAATAAGATAGGAAGTATGCAATGATTGGTAAACATTTTGTAAGTAAATGTACCACCAGCACGGCAATCAACAATCCCTGGCCGCACCAAATTATAGAAGACACATTGCCACAAGAAGAATTCGTTAAACTTAAAGAACAATGTCTCAACATAGAGGTGCCCAAAGACAAACTTGTTCATATATTTCCAAAAGATTTTGCTGATCATAACATTAAGTTCTATGATCAAATACATGATATAGGTAAAACAATTTTAGATAATGCAAAACAGTTGTGTGACCAATATCCTAATTATAGATGGTTCGAAGATCTAGCCGTCAATGCTCACATTTCTGTGACTCCTCCGTTACCTTATAAGTTCTACATACACCAAGAAGGGCTTGAAAAAATATGGAGCAGTGTAACCTACATAACTCCAGAAGTGAATGTAGGAACTAAAATGTACACAGAACAGGATGAAAAAGCATTTGTTAAAGAAGCGGAGTGGAAACCTAATAGTACTTTTATATTTTGCGGACAGCAAGGTAAAACTTGGCACAGTTACGAAAGTAACCAAACACAACAACGAATAACTTTAAACTTGTTTCTTGTAAAGAGCAGTTTAAAAAATTTACATTCCAACTAAAATTATTTTTTCCTTTAATGCTTGTACGTCTGCTTGTAGATGTCTGTCTCTTACTTTTTCCCAAACAAAATTATCTCTTACATTAATATTAAGATTATGACGTATTTGTTTGCCTGCATTA